GACTTGTTAAGTCAATTGCTTCTTTGGTATCTGCTCCTGTAGTTTTAGCGAAAGCAGCCATTTGAGTATATGTGCCTCTTAGACCATTAGGTAAAAGACCTGTTTTTTCAGATATTTTATCTAGACTTGAAGTCGCATCTTTTTCCATTCCTTTAAATACTTCTTTAAACTGTGAAGCTGCAGCATCATACTCACCAGCTTGTTGAATGGAGGTTGCACCAAAAGCAGCAATCGGAGCAGTTACACCAAGTGTCATAGTTTGACCTCTAGACATTGCGCCGCTTCCAAAAGATTGCATTTTGTCTCCCATAGAAGACATTTTAGAAGCTACTTTATCAAAACCACTTATAGTTTCTTTTTGTTCTTTTTGCAGTTTTTCTAATGAAATTCTAGTATTGTCAACACTTTCTTGCATACGATTATAAGACTTAACTTGTTTATTGACTTCATTAGCAGCATTGTCAATCGCTTTCGGCATCTCGATTAACTCTTTATTGAGTTTTTCATATGCTCTTTCAGATTCTGTTACAACCTTCTTTGCATCAGCTAGCTCTTTTTTTGATGCTGTTTGTGAATTTGCTAATGCTTCATAAGCTTTTTTTGATTGTTGTACTTCTTTTTCAGCTTTATTTATGGATTGTGTTAACTCATCTTGTTTATTTTTTAGGTCGTTATAGTTTTTCTTTGCTTCACTTACTATTTTAGATTGTACTTCCATCTTTTTATTTAAGCCCTGCAATGTAGTACTATAGCGCTCAATAGACTGCTCGCCTTTGCTAAAGGCAGAAAGATTAGCATCCATTTCAGAATTAACTACTTTAAGTTTTCTTTGTAGACCACGTAATCCTTCATCAACGCCTACAGTATTCAGTCCAAGGTCTATCGTTAAGCCTTCTAATTTACCCAATGATTTTCCTCCTTTCTTTAGAAATATTTAAGAACATCTTCACCTGTAATCATTTCTTCTTCAGGCTTATCTTTTTCTGAATCTATGATCAGTCGACATAAATCTTCGTAATCCTGTTCGTAGGCTTCTTTGATTGTCCATCCAAATTCACGCATACAATAACGAACTAATATATCTATTTGTTCTCTAAATTCATCGAGGGTTATTGCTTTCCCTCATCATTTTTTGCACCTAAAACTTTTGGATCTAAAATAGACATAATTCTTTGAAATTCAGAATCAATAACATCTGGTTCCATGTTATTTAATAAAAATTCTCGATCTGTATTGAATAGTTCAGCTAACCAATCAATCTGTTTATTTAAAGCCGCATTCTCAATTTGCATTTGTTCTTTGAGACCAATGTTGTCCCCAAATGATTTAATCATTTCATTTTCTTCATCAACACTTGCTACGTACCATTCACGCACTTTAAATGTTTCTGCAACATTCAATCCTTCACGTGTAAATTTTTCGTTTTTCTTCGTTTCGTTATTAAATACTATTAATTCAACTTTTTTTGTCATGATAATTTCCTCTTTTCATTTTGTTTTTAAACAAATAAAAAAGCGCCCAGACATTTGTCTAAACGCTTAATAATTAGTTTTATCCGATTGGCAGAGCTTCACCTGTATAACCAACAAGTATTTTATTAACGAATGCAGCAATTCCAGCATCTTCTTTACTTGTTGCAACGTATTTACCACAAATACGATCTTTACCATCAATTTCAGCATTAACAAATGAAATTGAAAGTTTATCATTTTCAGGTGGTTTTGGTTTTTCTTCTAATGTTTCCATTTGCAAATTATCTAACGTTGCTGTCCCTTTTGGTAACGCTACTAAGATTGGATTTCCGTTGATATCCTCCGTCTCACAAATAACTGCTATATACGGTGCTTGAGTATATGCTCCCATCCAAGCTTCTTGCCCTTCAACATCTAGTCCTAATACTTTATTTAAATCAGCTTCAGGGATATTAAACACTTCTAAATCAGCTTTTACATCTCCTGTACCTTTTCTTTGGACCCAAACCGGACCATTAGAAGCATATACCTTTAATTGTTCAGGTGCTAAACCTGTTAAATTAAATCTTACAGCTCCACCTGCTTTATCTTCCCAAGTCATCTTCTCGATAACTTTAGTTTCTGCTTCATCGTATACACCTACATGAATTCTTTTAAAACCAAATAACATATATCTTCCTCCTAATTTTTGTTTAATATTGTTGGTGTTCCGTAATAACGTTCAGTTACTACATATCGCTTTGTATCTTCAAAGTAATCATCCAATCCATCATTTTGAGGAACTAAAGAATGATTACACAACAATTCACTTATATTGCTTAATGTTTGATGCGCTAAAGTCCAATCATAAGTTTCGATATTAATCTGAATATAAAAGTACTTACTGTTGAACGTATTGCTGGCATAATGCATAGTATCGAAAGGTTTTAATGGATCTATGATTATAAACGCTTTGTCTACTTCATCATTTTCACTAGGCTCGTACCAATATATTCTATTTTCAAAATTTGATTGGATAAAAGCATCTTTTTTTAATACATCATAGACATAGTTTAATACTTCATCCATTTACAGTTTCCTTTCTAACTCTTTCTTTATTGCTGCATAATAGACTGGTTTACCTTTTGCTAAAGCTCTAGCAATTGCTCCGTACCCACGAGGTCGATATTTTTTACCATTCCTTGTATAACCATGTTCGTTTAAATGAATTAATCTGTAACGTTCATGAGTGCTATTCCAATGAATTTTAATACTTGGATTTTTTCCTGTTATAAATTCCTTTTTATATGTAGTGTCATCAACAGTTGCTCCAGTGTCTTTAAATTTTTCTAACTCTGGTTTTAGTACTTTATCAAACTCTTTTGCTCCATTGACTAATGCATTCTCTAGGATTGATTTCATTCCTGCATTACCAAACTTTTTTTCGAGTTGTTTCTGTAAATCATCTAATCCTTTTAATTCAAAGCTCATTATTTCACCAACTTACATATTACGATGATAAACCTACGCTCAAATTCATCAGGCTTTACACTGATCACTTCATATTCTCTGCCTTGATAAAATTCATCGTGTATGATGACTTTATGTTTTAAATCAGGTTTAAATTCAGTCCTGAAGTCACGTATTTTTAGAGTGACATCGTTAATACTTCCATTTTCTTTCGCTCTTTCTTTATCACGATCCCAAACACCTTCTACTGAAGCCCAGCATGTTTTTAATAACTGATTTTGAGATTCAGATGGCAATGGAGTATTATCATTTTTGTAACTGTAAAAAGAAACACGCATATTCAACTCTCGAGTAGTTATTTTCGGCTTTCTAAACGGTTGTTTCTGTACCATCATTAACAACCTCCATAAGCGATATGCCAAGCATAATAATATCTTCACGATAATTATCATTAAAGTACTCTAGTAAGTCTTGATATGCGTATCTCGTTCGTGAAAATACTAAATCTTTTCCTAATTCATTATCAAATGTAAATTCTCCACACTGATGCTTAATAGCTTCATAAGAACGTTCTAACATTTTTTTAATGTTTTCATCATCTGAAGTGTAATCATCAAGTTTTTCATAAGATTTAAATTCATCTATTAAATCTTGTGTGATCATAAATAATCACCTACTTTGCTTCATCTTTTCTTCTTAAAACGGGTCCATAACCTGGTCGTTCTTTTTCAATATTAGATTCAATTTCATCACGACGTTTAACAGTCATTTCAACTTCTTCACCAATTTTATCGAATGTACGTTTTTCTTCTTTACCTTTAAACGGTTTAATTACTTCAAATAGTGCCATTCTAAATCCCCCTAATAAATTAAATTAAGTACCTGTGGCTTATCCAGCAGGTACTGTTTCTGTTGTTGAAATTGATAAATCATAAACTAATGCAGCGTTATTATCTCGAGCTTTACCGTACGCCATTTGTTTAGCAGTAAATAAATCAGCATCTTCAATTGCAAGCGTTTGATCAAACTTGCGAATCAATACACCACCACCAACATATGCATCATATCTACCAGTTACGAAGAAAGTAACTTTACCTGGTGTTTGAGCTTCAGACTCAATAATTTTCATAGAGAATGGCATTGCCGTTACATATACCCCATTTGCATTTAAAGAAGTATATTGAGCATTTACATCCCAAGCGTCAAGAGGATTAACAACCATGTTAACTTTACCAGCAATTGCTACACCTTTTCCTTTTTCAGATACTGATAATTTTTTCATTACTGCTGTAAGTTCTTTGACAGTAGTTTTAGAATCAGCAAACGTCAAAGTACCACTAGATTCTTTCTCAGGATATACGCCACCTGTTACAGATACACCATCTTGAACTTGTCTATTTAAGCCGATTGGCTTTTCAAGACCGTCACCAGTTAAGAAAGCAACTTCTAATCCAACCGCAAATGCCTCTTCGATTTGTAAACGTACAAATCGTTCAATCCAGTCAGCGCCATAGTCCGCTAAATCTTTTGGAATCACAACAAATGCAGTTGCTTTATTTTGGATAGCTACTTCATCGTTAAATGTAGCATCTAACTGACCTTTAATTTCAGAAAAGATTTTACCCCATACAATTTTTCCTTGTGTCTCAGAACGCAAGAATTTCAAACGTAACCCAGCTGTTTTTAACCCAATAGCACTTAAGAAAGGATGTTGAGTCGTTAAATCCTCAAAAATTTGATTGATTGTTTCTTCGGGTAATAACGTTTCATCTTTATACCCAACAGCAGTATTAATTTCATTAAAGAATTTACGTTGTTCATTCGTTAACTTACGTTCATTTGAAGTTAAATCTAATGTTTTTTCTACTTCATTTTGTGCTTGACGTTTTACATCGTCTACCATTTCATTAATCATTGCTTCATATAATTCGTTTTGTTTTTCTTGTGTTTCTCCACTTTGAACAGCATTTAAAAAGTTTTGTCTTGCTGTTTTAAAATCATTTGATAAATTAATAGTCATTATGTGACCTCCTGTATTTTTGTATTAAAAAATGAACCGTTCAAATCCGTTATTTTTAACGTCTGAAGATTCATCTTTTTGTTCCGTATTATTTTTTTTAATATTTGGATCAAGTGTTTCATTTAACTTTTCAACAACCATATTAGACAATTTATCATAATCTAATTCAAAGGTAATTTGAGGGGTATTATCCTTATTAATAATTTCCTTCATTTTATCTATAGCATTTTGTGGCAACATTACTCCTGAATCTGCACTTAACTGTGTGACAGTATCATTTGCAAACATTATTGAGTCAGCAAATCCATTCTCAACAGCTTGTTGTGCGTTCATCCAAGTTTCATAATCCATCAAGGCAAGAACTTCTTCCTCTGACTTACCTGTTTTATCAATATATGCATTAGCAATTGACTTGTTGTAACCTTCTAAAACTTCCGCTTCATGCTTCATATCATTATGATCACCAGCAACAATGCTTGATACATTATGGATCATAATCTGTGCTGTAGGGCTAATCTGTACGTTGCTGCCAGCGCATGCAATTAATGATGCGGCACTTGCTGCAATTCCAACTATTTTTACATTCACATTGCCTTTGTATCCACGTAATGCAGTATATATTTCGCTTCCAGCATATACATTACCACCACCAGAATTGATAATCACTTCTACATCATCAGTTTGACCTTCAATAATGTTAGATACATCGCCTGGCGATGTGCTTTCTAAACCAAACATATCATAAATCCATTTGTCATCATTGTCTACAATAGCACCTTTAATATTCACTTTAATCATCTACTCACCCCCTTTCGTTGCTTTATCATAGTTTTTAGTAATTAAGAATGTATCAAGTTCTTTATCATCTGAAGGTTCTTCACCAAGCATGATACGTACTTCATTACGTGTAAATGCACCACTTGAAACTAATTTATCTACAGATTCAGCATATTCTAAAGGGTTGCGTTTGCTAATCCCAACCATTTCAATACGTTTCCCTTTTAAATACTCATTTTTTGTAAATAACTTAGCATTTAATTCGTTCTGTATTTTTTGGCATAGTGGAATTAAGCAAAACTTTTCAAACATCCTTAAATTTTTATCTAAATCAGAAGTATCTCCGTTTATTAAACCGACTGGAATACCTAAAGCGTTAGCAACATCAGCCATCAAGTCTTTTTTTACATCTGTTAATTCTGAAAAAACAATATTAGAAGAAGATTTAGAAGATAATTCCTCATATTCAAACCCTTTTGGCATGGGTACTATAGAAACATCGTTATTAGAAAAAGATTTGAATATCTTATCTCTTAATGTTTCCATTTTTACTCTGTTTTTTTCAGCAATAGCTGTAGAATCAACTTTAAATAGCCCTCTAATTTGATAATTACGCATTTGTGCGTTAATCATACGACCAAATATTTCTCCGTAATCTTCAAATAAACCATCGACTATACTTTCTACTGCTAAATTGTTGTACTTAATATAAATTACTTCGTCCATTTTAAAAGAACGTTGAAATTTATAGTCTTTTACAACAACATCTTTAAAAGTATCATCATACATTGCAAGTTCAACTCGATAAAAACTATCAGCAATTAACAAATCTTTCGTATCATTTACAATGATTAATACTTCATTGTCATAAATAAGTTTATGAACAAATTGTTGCCAAAAAACATCACTTGACGAGTCAGTATTTGGTTTAACATTGAGTTTATAATAAATATCTTCTTTAATTGCTTTCTTATTATCAATTACTCTAAATTCACTTTGTGCAATGGATCTTGCTATTAACTCAACACATGAATTAAGTACCATTCTTTTTAAATATGTACTTTTAGTTAAGTCTTCAATTATTTCAAAATCATACATCCATTCAAGCTCATGATTGCGCTGAAAGATAGAATCAAATATCCCCATCTATATCCTCCTTTCTTTAGAAATTCATGCCGAGTAACATATCTAGTGAGTCTTCAATATTGACATCAACTATATCGTCGGCACGATATAAAGCATGTACAAAGGCCATAAATCCATCTGTTTTACGCCTAACCTCATCTTTTTTAATGTATTCTTTATTTCCATCAGGTTTAATCTTTACTGCAACGTTATTTGTAAACCACCTCATCAATGGATTGTCACCATAAACGACATTATGTTTAGCAAACATTGTGTCAATTCTCGGTGCCAACAATCCATGTATTGCTTTCGGATTACGTATAACTTCTAATTCTATTCCAGCTTCATCAAACGCACGTCTTACGATATCTGTACGATAGTTATCTGCTACTACTTTTTCAAGACCATATTTTTCGCGCATTTCAATAAACCAGTTAACAATATAATCAACTTCTATAACGTCATTATCTACAATTGTAAGTAAGCCGTCTTGTTCCCATAACTTTATTGGTGGTTCGAGTTTCACTGTATCTAGAAAACCTTTTCGTATAAATGAATGACTTAACCATATATAATCTTCACCATTTCTAAATAACAAACCAACACTTGCAAAATCTCGAATATTTGCAAAGTCTAATCCACCAATACATTGCTGATAACTTAAATCTGGCATTGGTCTATTAGTAGCAAGAATTTCTTCCCAGGGAGCTATCACTTTTTCAAGGTCTACTTCAGGTAAATTCATTCGTTTAGTCATAAATTCAGGACGATTTGAACGGTTAGTAGCGAGCGCTTTGTACTCTAACTGAACTTTTCTAAATAAATTGCTCGCATATTTACTCATCGGCTCGCTGAACATTGGATTTGCTTTTTGCCAGAGACTAAACGTATTCACTTCATCTTTATCGTCAAGCTTGCACCAAAACGGGAATAAGCGCTCCTCTACTTCTTTTCCTTGTAAAATATTTGTGATTCTGTCTTTCATTTCATCCATAAAACCTTCACGAACGAAACCATCAGTACCAATATAAAACGTTCTATCATGAAGCACTTTACCTAGACCGCTTCGCTTTACATTAACCATATCAGCATTTTCGTATCTATGAACCTCATCAAAAATAACACATCCTTCGCGTCCACCATCTTTGGTTTTAGCATTTGATGTGTCATAACTTAATATTGATTTTGTCGCAAGATCTTGTATTTCTGTCTTACTTAAACTAAATGGTGCATCAGGAATTGCAGCACATTTATATAACTCATTCGTATCAATCATGTTATAGACTTCGTTAAATGATGTCTTAGCTTGTTTTTCTGAATTTGCAACAATAGTAATTCCATAGTTTTTAATTCCATGTAATGGACTAATTAAAAAATTGCTTAATGCACTAATAAAACCATTTTTACCTGCACCACGAGCCATAAATAAAGCAAACTCATCATAATAATTTAACTGTGATTTAGTTTCGAATAAAAAAATAAAAGCTGCAACAAACTTCTGATCTGGACGTAATTCAAAATAGTACTTTTCTGCAAAAGTAATAAAATTTTCTATTTTTTCATCGTCAAAGAATAAATCGTCTCTTGATAATATATGCTTTTCTAAATATGCTATTAAAAGTATACGCTCACGATTAAGCAATATCTTACCTGCACGCCAAAGAGAAATATATTCTTCGACATACTTGTTAGTAATCATAACAATGACCTCGGCTGTATCGTTACAGCAACGCTATCATCAAAACCAAATGACTTTTCAATACTAAGTAATGAGGCGTTAATTTTATTCTTTTCTGCAATTGCTGGATGAACTTTAGTAAATGATTGAGAACCATTAATTGTTGTAACGGTAACACCGTCTTTTTTTATATCTTTATCAAGAGCATAATATATTTCCAATAAATTTATGTAGCGTTCAATTTTTTCAGAGTTGACTGGCGTGGACTCAACTTTTTCTGAAAGAAATTTTTTAATTTTAGCCTTATTCATGACACCCCCCCTTACGTGTAATTTTTTCTATATTCTTGAGAAGTCGACCCACTCCCCCGGTTCTCCAGATAGTTTTCAAACTTGATTTATTTTGACGGGGGGTATTACCATTTTTCATCTTGCCATTTATTTTTTTTATTATTATCTATCCATCTTTGATGATGTTTTTCATGGCATTCAAAGCATACAGTAATTAAATTGTCATTCTCTAATCTTAATTCAGGGTAATCTAATAACTCTTTAATATGATGTACTATCAAAGCATTTTTCTTACGACCATTACGATTTAAATCACCTGTATCGATCGTTACAATACCTTTTTCTTTGCACCATTGACACTCATGATTATCTCTCTTAAGTATCTCTTTACGTTTATTACGCCAATGCATAGAGTTATAGAACTCACGTTTATTTACCATCATCACATCACCCCAAAAGAAAAAGACACATCGCTATGATGTGCCTTACTATTTGATACTATCAATATATATTATATTGCTATCAACTTCTATATAATCGAAAGTTGATTATATTATCCAACCTATTTCATCAGCAAAACGAGCAAGCATCTTATTACGTTCATGCAATGTAGAGTTCTTACTAATGACTTTACCATCAGTACGAAGCGTAGTTAGATGATGAGCTATGTCTTCCCACTCATACGCAGTTTCTATCATGTGCCAATACCTGCACTCAATAATAATACGTTGAGTGTCTGTACAGTTATTATATATGTTATCAATCGCTCGTATGATTCTATCTATATTCTGATAATGTAGATCCATCGATAGCTTAATTACTTCATTCTCTACTTGTGATTGTGGTAATGTTGTTGACTTAGTTCCAATATTTTCATCTACTTCTTTAGTTAATACTGTTAACTTTCTTAACTCTCTTTTGTACTTCAACTCATTGTAATTTACAAAGTACTCTTCTAACTTTTTAATATCATTAGTATTCAAAGACATATAAGATACCTCACTCATGTTATAATAAAGGTAACCAACCCGAGCCGAGTGAGGCTCTTTTTTTATTTAATCTATTCTTTCAAATAACAATTTGTTATCTACTGCTCTTATAATAATATGATGTTTAAGTTTACTATGCTCAATCATTACAGCATCAGCAGTCATTGACGTAATCTCAACCGCTTCAGTTAACGGTATTACCTTATCATCTGTACGTTTAGTCGTTGTACGATATTCGTGGTTTAATATTGTCAATACTTTGTAGTAAGGTTTCCTGAATAACATAACTACCCTCCTGTATTTCCACAACTTCTACTTCTGTATCGGTGGTTTAGGACATCTAGGTGGTTCTAATCTTCCAGTTTCATATGTTGCAATTTGTTCCGCATCACTTTTATCTTTAAATCTTATCATGGTAATCATCAATAATAATATTACTAACACTAATAATATTAAAACTAATAGTATTGTTATATTAAATACTTGTATCGCTGTCATTACGTTATAAGTTGTCATTAGCATCACCCTCTAACTCATTTATCGCAACTGCTAAATATTGTGCTAAGTTAATTGTTTCTTCAAAAGCGTGTTTCAAATAGTCGAGAGTAGATAGATTATTTTCTTTCAGTGATGCACCGTACTTGTTAATACCTTTAATATTCTGTTGTTCAAGTGTTTCTTTTATTCGTGGTAAGACATTATTAATATCTGCTACGTTTTTAGCATCGGGAGTTGATTCTGGTTGGTAAGGTAATTCGCTATTAATATCGTGTGGTGTAAATACTTGCTGTTGCTCCTCAATGATCGTATTACGTGGTACTAGGTCATATACCTTTCCGTCTAATTCGATTGTGTTCATATTAATTTTCCTCCTTAGTTTCTATTTAACTTATTTTTTATTTCAAGTATTTTTATGGATACATATATCGCAGATAAAATACAACTGTATGTTCTTATCACCTTTTTAATCCTACCTGTCCTAAAAACTCTA